CGTTGGCAAGTAACGTAATGGAAGGTGTAGGTGTGATGTTCCAACCAGTTCAGACACAGAACACAGAGATCGCGCAGCAAGCTGCCGACAAAGACCCTGCCAAGATGGACGACCAACAACTTCGTCAGATCATGGAGGGTGCTCCCCTAATGCGTCAATTCCTCGAGGCTGTCGAAGCTGAGACACTGCGCCGCTTAAATGCCGGTGTGACTATTCCAGGTCTCAAGCTCGTCAATGGTCGTGGCTCACGCGCATGGGCATTACCAGAGGAACAGATCGCAGAAAAGCTCATCAAGATGGGTGTGCCCAAAGGTGCAGTTTACGAGACCAAGCTGGTGTCACCAGCCAAGGCCGAAAAGCTCACATGGGAAGCCACCAAAGCAGGTGAGAAAATCAAGAAACAACTCTCAGACCGCCAGTTGAAAACACTGGATCAAGAGTACGTTGTGAAGATGGCAGGCAAGTTGACTGTCGTCCCCGAGTCTGACAGCCGTCCTGCGGTTGTCATGAACGCTGCACCGATGTTCAGTGCAGTGGAAGCGCCAGCAGCCGAAACGCTGCCAGCATGGTTAATGTAAATTGGAGTAATTAAAAATGTTAGATGTAATTTTTCTTTCGAACGTCCGCTTGTCTTTCCCTCACATCGTCGAGCCACAGCGCAAGATCAATGAGCAAACCGGCAAAGAGCGTATCAGCTACAACGCCGAATTCATCATGCCAAAGGATCACGCTGGACTGTCTCAGTTCATGCAGCGATACACAGCGATGGCTTTGGAGAAGTGGAAAGAACACGCACAGACTGTGATGGGCATGATCCAGCAAGACCGCAAGTCACGCTGCTTCGGCATGGGTGAAGAGAAGATCAACAAAAAGACCTTCTTGCCATACGATGGCTATCCCAACATGTTCTTCATCAGCGCTGGTCGTGACACACCACCTCAGATCATTCAAGCTGACGGCACACCCGTGGACCCAGCCAACACAATGGCATACCAGCAACTGACTCGCAAGATGTACGGTGGCTGTCGTGTCAATGCTGCTGTCAAGCCATGGCTGCAAGAGAACACTCATGGTCGTGGCATCCGTTGCGACTTGATTGCCTTGCAGTTTGCCGGTGATGACACAGCGTTTGGTGAAGGCAACATCGATGCGTCAAACTTGTTTGGTGCTGTTGCTGGTGCTCCTATGGGTGCTCCTACGCCAGCAGGCATGCCAGCATTCATGCCTCAAGTTCCCGGCCAACCACAGATGCCTGCAACACCGTTTGCAGCACCCCAAGCACCGCAGATGCCCGGCCTGCCATCATTCTTGGGTCAGTAATGTAATCGGGGGTTGCGCGAATCCATTTTTAACTATGGAGCTACAGTCTCGCGTGATCCCCACCTAACCGGTAACAGTAATGAGTAATGACTTCATCTTCGACATTGAGACATATCCCAACGTCTTCACGCTGGCCGTGGAGCACGCTGACGCACCGTTGCAATGGATGTTCGAGATCAGCGATCATCGCAACGACAGCAAACAAATCATCGAGTTCTTGACTTACCTCAAGAACACCAACGCCCGCATGATCGGGTTCAACTCTCTAGGCTTTGACTACCCTGTGCTGCACACGCTCATTCGCATGGGCTTCAGTGATGCACGCACCCTGTACGACAAAGCCATGGCCATCATCAGTGGTCAAGATGGTGATGCGAAGTGGATGCACAACGTCAAGCCTGCTGACCGCTTTGTGGAGCAGATTGACCTGTACAAGATTCACCACTTCGACAACAAAGCACGCGCCACCGGCCTCAAGGTTCTTGAGTTCAATATGCGCAGCAACAACATTGAAGACCTGCCGTTTAAGGTAGGCACTGATCTCACGATTGAGCAAATCCCCGTGCTCAAGAGTTACAACAAACACGATGTGCGTGAAACCAAAGCGTTCTATCACCACACACGTGACATGATTGCGTTTCGTGAAAAGCTGACCCACTTGTATCAGCGCGACTTCATGAACCACAACGACACAAAGATCGGCAAAGACTATTTCGCAATGAAGCTCGAAGAGGCTGGCGTGGCTCTGTACGACTTCGGCCCAAGTGGTCGCACACCTCGTCAAACCAAACGACCTGTGATTAACTTGAGTGAGGCGATCATGCCTTGGATTGAGTTCTCACAACCTGAGTTCACCCGTGTACTCAACTGGCTCAAGAGTCAATCGATCACCGAAACCAAGGGGGTATTTGAAGATGTCATCGCTCGGGTTAATGGTTTTGATTTTGTGTTCGGTCTTGGTGGTATACATGGCAGCATTGAGTCAGAGATTGTGGAGTCAGACGCCGATAACATCATTGTTGATTTGGATGTCAGCAGCTATTATCCAAACCTTGCTATTGCTAATCGTTTCTATCCTGCACATTTAGGTGAGTCATTCTGCGACATCTACAAGCATCTGTACGAACAGCGCAAAACATACCCCAAGACAAGTGCAGAAAACGCTATGCTCAAGCTGGCATTGAACGGTGTGTACGGTGACAGCAACAACCAATTCAGCGTGTTCTACGATCCGCTGTACACCATGAAGATCACACTCAATGGTCAACTGCTGCTTTGTGTCTTGGCCGAGCAGTTGTTCAAGATTGATGGCTTGCGTTTAATCCAAGTTAACACTGACGGTTTGACCGTGCGAGTGCCACGCACCAACAAACATCAAGTTGACACAGTGCGCAAGTGGTGGGAAGAGCTGACTAGATTGGACCTTGAGGAAGCGATCTACAAGACCATGATGATCCGTGATGTGAACAACTACATCGCGGTCTATGAGAATGGCAAGATTAAACGCAAGGGTGCTTACGAGTACGATCTTGACTGGAGTAAAAACCACGGTGGTATGGTTATCGCCAAAGTCGTGGAGAAAGTTTTGGTTGATGGTGCGCCTATTCGCAAGACATTGGAGCAGTGGCCTGACATGATGGACTTCATGCTGCGCACCAAGGTTCCACGATCAAGTTATCTGGTCATCGAACATGAAGGGCAACAACCTCAACAGTTGCAAAACATCACGCGTTACTACATCGCGCAGGATGGTGGTCGACTGTTTAAGTGGATGCCGCCAACTAAGACAAAGCCAAATGATTGGCGCAAGATTGGCGTTGAATCTGGCTGGGGTGTCCAGCCATGCAACGACATTAAGGATGCAGGCAAGTTGCCTGTCGATTTCGATTACTACATCAGAGAAGTGGAGAAGTTATGTCTGGGTCTAGCGTGAACGATATTCAACATGGTGGTACGCACTACAAAGATAAAACGGTGCAACCATGGGACTACATTGCAGCCAACGGTCTTGGCTACTTTGAGGGCAACGTGGTTAAGTACGTCAGCCGTTGGCGTGATAAAGGTGGTGTAGAGGATCTGCGCAAGGCGCGTCACTACCTCGACAAACTGATTGAACTGGAGACACGCGATGTTGGAAAAACAAATTGAATCCAAAGTCTGTGAATACGCCAGATCAAAGGGTGTGCTTGCTTACAAGTTCACCAGCCCCGCACGGGCTGCTGTGCCAGATCGTTTGTTCATCGCGCCTGATGGCCGCGTGTGGTTCTGTGAATTTAAGCGTGCAGGTGCTAAACCAACTGGTGCGCAAGAACGAGAGCACCACATACTCCGCGAACACAAAGTAAGTGTTTTTGTGATTGACAACGTCGATGAAGGCAAGGTCATGGTTGACTTAATGGTGGGTACATGCTGACCCCAAACCTGCTGCACGACTACCAAAAGAAAGCGGTCAACTTCCAGTGCTCACACCCCAACTCGATGCTGTGGTTGGACATGGGTCTGGGTAAGACCGTCATTACATTGACCAGCCTCTCGCATTTGATCAGCACCGGCTTCCTGCGCGGTGTGATCATCGTTGCCCCGATCCGAGTCATCCGACTTGTGTGGCGTCAAGAGGCTGCGAAGTGGGAGCACACCAAGCACCTGCGATTCAGCATGGTCACAGGCACACGGGATCAGCGCACGCGTGCCCTGCTTCGTGATGCTGACATCTATATGATCAACTACGAAAACCTACAGTGGATGGCTGAGACCTTGCAGACCTACTTTGTCAAGAAGGACAAGCCGCTGCCGTTTAATGGCATCGTGTGGGACGAGATCAGCAAGATGAAGAACAGCACAACCAACCGTGTCAAGGCTACCCGCAAGGTGTTGGATCACTTCACATGGACCACGGGCCTCACCGGCACACCGGCCAGCAATGGCTACAAGGACCTGCACGGCCAGTTTCTCGTGGTGGACAAGGGTCAGCGCCTCGGCACATCAAAGACGGCCTTCCGCACCCGGTTTTACCGCAAGGCAGGCCCCTACAAAGAAGTGCCTTATGACGACACCGAGAGCACGATCAAACACCTGATCGGTGACATCACACTCGAGATGAGCGCGGAGGACTACAACCCGCTGCCAGACCTGATGGTCAACAACATCGAGATTGAGATGCCCGAGGAGCTGCGGGCCAAGTATGAGCGCATGGAGAAGGAATTCTTTTTGCAGCTTGACAGTGGCAGCACTGTCGAGGTGTTCAACCAAGCCTCGCTCACCGGAAAGTGTTTGCAGTTCAGCAATGGGGCCATGTACCCTGTGGCTGGGATGCCCCTGTGGGAGCCGGTGCATGACTTGAAGCTCGATGCACTCGAGGAGATCTTGGACGAAGCTCAGGGTTCGCCGGTGCTGTGCTCCTACGCCTACCGATCTGACGCTGAACGCATCATGACCAAGTTCAAGGACCTGCGCCCGATCAACCTGACCGAGTGCAAGACCGAAGCATCTTTGATGAACGCCATGCACCGCTGGGCCATTGGTGACTGTGCCTTGATGATTGGTCACCCAGCCTCGATGGGTCACGGTATTGACGGCCTGCAAAAGAACGGTCACATCTTGGTGTGGTACGGCCTCAACTGGTCACTGGACCTGTACGAGCAGTTCAACGCCCGCGTGCGCCGTCAAGGTCAGGGTGTGCCTGTGATCTGCCACCGCATCTTGATGCGCGACACACTGGATCAAGCGCAGGCTCTGGCCCTCGACGAGAAGGCCACGACGCAAAACGGGCTGCGCAACGCGGTCAAACAATATCGTCAACAGAAGGGAGTGTGAGATGACAAAGCCAATTGGAGAACTGGTGCGTGAAGTCTTGCTGGCCAACCCAGAGGGCCTCACAGTGCGTGATGTATCCAAGCTGGTGGGTTCGCCCATGGACTTGGTTTTAGCGTGCCTGCGGCGCACGTATGGTTGCTACATCGCTGACTTTAAACCTGCCACAAACGGCACTCGTAATTTCAATGCAATCTGGTGCTGTGTGGCTGTGCCTGCAAATGCCAAGAAACCATTGAGCTTCGATGGGGTGTTTGCGGTGGTGGACGACAAGCAGGCAGAGCAGCAAAAACGCGACATCGCTAGACGCGCAGCAGCCAAGAAACAACGTGCCAAGCAGGCATTGGCTAACAAAAAGCTCAAAGAGAAAGCGGCCAAAGAAAAACCCACGCAGCCTGAGTACAAGCCTCAGCGAACTACGTGGGTCAGTGTGCCGTCTTGGTCAAGCGTAGGCGCGAGTGCCTGACTTGTCGATGATCAGCTTGGACTTCATTGGCACATCCCCCTCGTTGGTGGTGATAGCCACATGGGTCCAGCGGTCAAACTCGCGGATGACCTGCTGATAAGGTAAGCTGCTGCCGATGATGGCGCGAGTCACTTCATCAGGGGTCATGCCGGGCACACGAATGTCAGCGGCGCAACCGCGACGATGGTCGCTCTTGTTGCTAGAGCCTACTGCATCGTTTACCGCTTCAGAGCGAAATGCGCTGTTGACGATGATGGGCTTGTTACCTAGCAGGACTTTGAGCTGCTCCAAAAAGTCAGCCAATCGCGGCAAGTTTGCCACAGCGTTGACGAATACTTCTTTACCGTTGATGATACATTTCTCGCGCTCAGTCGGTGTGTTGTCCAACGTGCGGTGATCTGTATGGGTCAATTCTTCAAAGGTGAAGTTTGGGGTTAAGTTTGTCATTTGCGACTCTCCATTACTTTCTCAACAGTGCGACCACCGAAGTAGGCAGTCATTACGATCATCCCCCACTGACCTAACAGGTTCACATACGCCTCGGCAATACGGAACCCGAAACCATCTGCAACTGCCATGCCTAGATAGGCCGACAGAATGTAGATCAGCGTCATTGGACGGATGTTTTTTGATAGCCATGAGTCACTGGCCATGTCGGCCTGCCAGCGTTCGCTGACGGCCTTTGTTTCAGCTTCAAACGCACGAGTGTCAATCTCTTTGAGCTTGAGCGCCAGCTCTGGATTTGACTCCAGAGCCTTGGTCACCTCACCGATTGACGCAGGCACGCCGAGCTTGTCGGCAATGGCCTTCACAGCCATACCACCCATGGGGCCAGCCACCGCAGTGGCCAGTGCCGGGGCTGCACCCTTCAATAGATTAAGAAGGCTGTCCATCGTCTGGCTTTCCAGCGATTGCTTGCGCAATGGCTGCTGTGGCCTTGCGACCAGAGATACCACCCAATGTGCCCACACCCATGAATGCGATGGCCTTGAGGATCTCGAGGAACACACCGTCGATTGGCGCCAGCTCTGGGTCTTGCTTCTCAAAGCCGATCAGCCAGAGTACGCCGAAGGCGATGACCATCACCATGATTGTGATCGAGCGAACCACGAAGGCCCACACCTGCACCTCAATCTCTTCGACTGTTGGTTTTTCTTTTGGCTTCATCAGCCACATCTTTAAAAGATCAATCATTTTCTTTTTCCTTTAGTTGCTTCAAAACACGCTCAATTTTCTCACGTTCCTCACGCAGCACCAACGCCGCCTTTTGATTCTCGCGAGTGCTATTCTTTAACTCACCCTTCATCTTTCTGTCTTCGAGCAAAAACAAAAACATCAAGACGAGCAAGATGCCAATCACCAGACACAGAAGGAAAGTTATGGCGTTGAATTCGCGCTTATCCATACTGCTCCCATCAACGTCCAGAAGTAAAAGACCGTCACAATTGCCCAAAACCAAGTCATGTTTCGATCGATGTCGTCGCTGCGTTTCTGTGCAGCTATGGCATCTCTCTTGGCCTTCTCGCGCTTTTGCTTCATCTGCCGAGCTGCTTGACCAACCTTGACCTTGTCCTGCATCTCTTTGAACTGGCTCCAGATTGGGCCGAGCTGCCAAGGCGCGTTGGTGGTCATCAAGCTCATGAGTGCTGGGTAGGCTGAGTCCACCTCAACCTGCAACTGAGTCAGTTCTAAAACTTCTTTCTGGTCGATTTCGTCCTTTCCAAAAACTTCTGCGTACCTTTTCTCGGTGTACGCTTTTAGTGTGTGGTAGTTGTCGAACCAGTCACCGACATGGCCGATGAACTGCTGAATGATTTCGTCTTGTGTTGGGATGTGGTCGACATACTCATCACGCTTTTTTGATTTCTTTGTTATCTTTTCAGGCTCTGTTGATACCTTATCAAGTGGCGTGGTTGGTTGATTTTTATTATCTGACGGCCCAGATAATAAACTTTTCAGCCATCCCCAAATGCCCGTAACCTCTGCATAAATTTTCTTAGCGTCAGTGACTCCACCTTCAACGGTCTTTTTGACACGCTGGATCTCAACAGACCCTTCGCGAAGGCAATCACAACAAAACTGAATGCCAGCCCAAGCGCCACGCATGGCTTGAAGGGCGAGCATAATTTCTGGGCCCACATTACTCGTCCCGCACTTCCTTGACAATCTGCCAGCACTTGTGACCGATCATCAAAACCGTGTAGATCAGCGTTGCCCACAACACCAACTCGCTGACTTGGTAGCCAGCAACAGTTGCAAGAGAGATCGTCGCAGGAGGCGCGACCTTAGTCACCACAGCAGCAGCCGTTTCTGTTGTGTGTTCTGTTGCCATTACTCGCCCCAGTTTTGAGCGCCTACAACACCAGCCAAAGCCTCTACATCAGCACAAGCGGCAATTGCAGTCTCTAAGCGGTCAGCCTCGGCAATGATTGCGGCACGTTTAGCGACAACGGCTTCAGGAATAGCCACTTTGCGCTCGTATTTACGCACGATCATCCAATCAGTCTGAGCCAACAATTTACCAGCAGTGTCCTTGACTTGAGCAATCCATTGTGACTTCAAGCCTTTGTAGACCACTTGCTCGTCAGTATCAACCATGCTTTCAGTCTCAGCATCATAGCGTTGCACCATGAAAGGTGTGCCATCTTCTTTGACTTCTAAGCGGTCTTCAAGTTGCTTTGGCGAGTTCACGCCCCAGTAGAAACGTTGGTCATAAACCTCTGGGTCAGT